GTTCCTCGACCCGGGCCAGAAGGGCGACGTCTCCAACCGCAGCCAGGTGGAGACCTTCCTCGCCGGGGGCACCATCGCCGCGGGCGACGCCGTCGCCTTCGACTTGTCGAAGACCGGCGCCGACAAGGTGCTCTACGTGCTCGAAGCCACGGGCGGGGCGAAGGCCCTCATCGTCGGTGTGGCCCTGAACGCGGCCGTCGCCGGGGACAAGGTCGAAGTCGTCGTTGGCGGCTACGTCGATTCCGCCGACGTCGCGACCGGCGTCACCGCTGGCGCGCAGCTCAGCGGCTCCGCCACCGCTGGTCGACTCCAGCAGGCGCCGGGCTCTGCGGTGTTCTTCTCGGCCGTCCAGACTGGCACCGGGGCTGCTCAGAACATCGCTCACGGCTTGGGTGTCGTGCCTGACGTCGTCTTCGTGATCCCCGAAGACCTCAACGTCGCCACCATCGGCGCCTACACCGTGGTCAACGGCACTCACACGAGCACCAACGCCATCTTCACCGTGACCACGTCGAAGACCTACCGCGTGGTCGCGATGACCTCCGCGGGAACTCCGGTGGCGACCGCGCTGACTGCCGAAGTCGGCAACAAGGCTGCCGTCTGGTTCCACAAGAAGTTCTGATCCCAGCCGACCGCTCGGGCCCTCCGCTGTCCTGATAGGGTAGCGGAGGGCCTTCTGCTTTGGAGCCACCGTGAACCTCGGCACCCTGCTGGACTTCGTCGGCAACCTGCTCGACTATGACCCGACGAACGCGACCTACCGAGAGCAGCTCGTCGCGCTGATGAACGACGCGCAGACCCGCCTGCTGACGGACCGGCCTTGGGCCTTCGCGCAGCGGGAGCGCCAGATCCAGGTCTGGACCGACACCACGATCTCGGTGGCGGTGGTCAACGGCTCGTCGAGCGTGACCGGGGGGCCCTTCGCGGTCTCGACCTCGACCATCAAGCCGGGCTCCAGCCTCGACGGCGCCGAGCTCAGCTGGACGGACAGCGGCGGCAAGCCCATCCGGCACACCATCGCCTGGGTCAAGGCCACCAACAGCCTCTTCCTCGACCGCGACTTCGACGGCACATCGGGCACCTACACCGCGACCGTGCGCCGCCGGCAGGTCTATCTGCCGAGCGATTGCGTCGTGGTGCAGGGCGTGGGAGATCCGACCGTCGGGATCCCGGCCGAGGTGGGGTTCCTCAGCCGCATGGAGTTCTTGGGCGCGAACCTCGACCCGCTGCTGCTCGGTCGCCTCGAGGTGTACCTGCCGAGCCAGGGCAAGCGGACGCCGGCGCCCAACGCCGCCCGGGGCGTCGTGGTCGTGGCCGCAGCGCCTGGCCAGGGCGTGCGGACCGTCAACGTCTGGATGGTCAACGTGCTGGCGCCCTTCGCCACCAACGCGCCCGCCTACCGGCCCGACGTCAGCGACGGCTTCGAGAGCGCCTTCAGCCGCGTCGAGGTCTTCAAGCTCGAGGACGACGAGACCTTGGAGTTCACCCCCGAGGTCATCCCGAGCAGGACCGGCCTCTACCGGCGGTACTACTTCAGCTGCCCCGAGGCCCAGATCGTGGCGCCCCTGCGCGTCCGCCACGCCAACACGGAGCAGGGCGGCGCCGAGGTCGGCGTAGACACGGTCAACCCCGAGGGCACCGTCACGCTGCAGCCGGACCTGTCGCTGGCCACCCTGACCACCCAGGGCTTCCTCTCGACGGCGATCCGCTACGTCCACCTGAACAGCGCGGCCTATCAGGCGGTCACTCTCTACCCGCACCCGACCGCAGACCAGCTGGTGAACCTGCGCTACGTCCAAGCCCCGGCGCGCCTCCTGGAAGACCAGGACGCCCCGCTCATCCCGGCCAGCCACGCTGAGGTCATCGCCTACAGCACGCTGGAGTCCCTCTGCCTCAAGGTCAGCAACGCCGCTCTCGCCGAGGTCTACAGCCGCAAGAAGCTGCAGGTCATCCTCAGCCTCGAGCAGGCGTTCCTCGAGCGCGTCCCCCGCCGCATCGTGAAGGGCCTCCCCAACGCCGGCCAGCGCTACGCCCACAACCCGTTCGGCCCGCTCAAGTTCACCCCCTGAGGCCTCACCATGCAGCAGAACGTCTGGCAGGCCCCCCTCGCCGGGGGCGTCACCACCAGGCTCCCGCAGGATCCGGCGACCGCCGGGCGAGCAGAGAACCTGGTCATCGACAAGGCCACCGGGGGCTGGTCCACCCGCATCGGCTACGAGCCCTTCGTGATGGGGCCCTCGTCGTGGGCGCCCTTCGGGACGTGCGGCCCGGTGACAGCGCTGCACGTCGCGCAGGAGCTCGCCGGCGGCGCCCGCGCCCACATCCTGTTCGAGGAGGCCGGGCGCCTGAACCTGCTCTACGAGGCGGCCGGCTCCGACATCGTGCGCACCCTCGTCTCCGGGCGCCACGTCCCGACGCCGACCGAGGCCGGGAGCTGGTTCACCACCACCGCCTACGGCACCATCGTGACCAACGGCGTGGACCGGCCCATCCTGGTGCGCCCCTGGCCGCTCGGTGACGCCGCGGAGAGCGCATCGAGCATGGCCTCGTGCGTGCGGCCGCTTGGCTTCGCGGGACTGCCCACGCCGGCGGAGCCCGCTGGGGTCCGGCCCTACCCGGCGCCCCCGTTCCCCAACCCGCCCAAGGCCAGCGGCAACGGGGCGGTCACGCTCTGGTGCCCCTACCAGGGCAACGCGATCCCCGACGGCGGGCGCTGGGGCCTCGGCTTCGCCAACAACACCGGCGGCGGGAACGGCGACAAGGAGGCCCTCTTCGGGTACTCGGTCGCCTTCATCAGCGACACCGGATCCGAGGGCCCGGCCTCCACCCTCGCCTCGGTGAAGTGGGCGCTGCCGGCGGGCGCCGAGGGCTTCCGCCACGCGGTCGCTGTGACCATCCCGCTGGGGCCGCCGGGGACCGTGGCCCGGAAGATCTACCGGACCACCAACTACGGGGCGGACTACACCGCCCCCGGCGACACGACGCTCTACTTCATCGAGCTCGTCCGAAACAACGTGGACACCATCTACTTCGACGCCATCGCCTCCGCGAACCTGGGCCAGCCGGCGCCGGCCATCGCCACCGGGCCGCTCCCCGCGCCGTCGGCTCGGTTCAGCGCGATCTTCGGCGGCTGTCTCTGGCTCGACGGAGGCATCGTGGACAGCCGCACGCTGTTCTTCTCGGCGCCCGGCCTCATCGAGCAGTTCGACGCGGCCAGCTACATCGAGCTCAGCGCCGAGGGCGGCGCCATCACCGCGCTGACGAGCCACTACACCAGCCTCGTGGTCTTCCGGGAGGCGGGCATCGACGTGGTCGAGGGCAGCTACGCGGCCGGCTTCACGGTGCGGACGCTGCTCGCCGGCGTGACCTGCAGGTCGCCCCATTCGGTGGCCGCGGTACCCGGGCTCGGCCTCGTCTTCCTGGCGCTCGACGGCGTCTACGCGCTGCTCGGCGGCCTGCAGGGCGGGTCCATCAGCGAGGTCGTGAACCTCAGCGAGCGCCAAGACGCGCTGGTCTCGCGCATCACGCCCGACTGCTTCCCCCGGGCGGTGGCCGCCTTCAGCTCCGCGCTGCGCGAGTACCAGCTCTTCGTGCCCGTGGACGGCAACGACCGGCCCAACCTGGGCTTGGTGCTGCACCTCGATCGCCTGCAGGGCGCCGGAGGAGAGTCGGCCTGGAGCACCCGGGTGGGCTTCCCGGTCGGGGCCGTGGCGACGCTCTACGACGGGACGGTCTGCTTCGGCCACAACACCGGCGCGGAGTCCGGCGACTCGAACACCCAGCGGGGGCTTTTCGTGGTCTCGGGCCGGCGGGCCCTTGGCATGGCCTTCGAGGACGACGTGCTCAAGTACACCACGCCTCCGACCAGCGTGTATCGCTCGGCCTGGTACGCCTTCGAGGACCCGCAGACCCAGAAGCAGGTCAGCTACGTCGTCCTCTCGGTGCTCACGACGGGCGAGCCGACCATCACCATGCGGTGGCTCAAGGACTTCAGCCTGGTGCCGACCAGCGAGCGAGCCTACAAGATGCAGCCGCCTGACGCGCCGCCGGCGGCGACCCTGGACACCGTCGTGCTCGGCAAGGGGGCGGCCTACCGGGAGCCGAGGCTGGTGCCGCTGCGCTACAGCGTGGCCCACCAGAGCGCGAGTTGGTTCGCCTTCGAGATCGAGACCACGGAGGACATCGTGCTGGTGGGCTTCGAGTACGAGTACACGGTCAAGCCCACCAGGGTGACCGCGGGGGTGAGGGCATGAAGCGCTGGACGCAGCACCAGGCATCGGCTGGCCTCGCCACCGACCCGGCCCTGGTCAACGACGAGCTCGGGGCCCAGCAGAGCAGCGCCACGACGCTCGACCGCACGCAGATCCCCGCCGCCTGGGTGGGGGCCACCGAGCTCGTGGACAACGCCATCCTCCAGGTCTGGCACGACAACGCCTACCCGACCGCAGGGGAGCCCGAGACGCAGCGGGACACCGACGTCCCGCCAAACGGCTGGATGTCCTCGACGCTGCAGGTTCAGGCCGGGGGCTGGACCTCGATCTCGACGAACCCGCTCCTGCTCACGGGCTTCAAGGGCGGCGCGCTGTTCATCGAGTGGAGCTGCAACGTCTGGGTCAACAACATCTTCGCGCGGGGCCTCAACGACGGGAAGCCCTACAGCCCCAACTACATGAGGCTCCGGGCCCTGGTGAACGGCGTGGTCATCGCCGAGAGGCGCGGGGGCTGGAACCACCAGACCTCCCGGCTCATCGGCACGGCCCAGCTGCCGGCCGGAGACCTCACGGTCGAGCTGCAGTACCAGACCACCAGCCCGAGCGAGGACTGGGCCACGAACCTCGACCCGACCGCCGGCACCTACAACGTGCCCTACGGCCACATCTGGAACAGCCGCTACCTGATCATCGCGAGGTACCGCTAGATGGCACGCATCACCAACGGGCCCATCCTCGATGGCGACCCCGTCAACGCCGCAGGGCTCAACAGCCGCTTCACCGCGTTCAGCCAGGCCGGCGACCTCGACCAGTTCAACACGCGCGACGCGGCC